ACCGACACCAACGAATGGTTGGACGGCTACGATGCAGCGTGCCATGACATTCTAACCGCGCTCCAGCGTGGCAGGGGAGGGAAGTAGCATGTACATGGAAGAGCAAATGATTGATGGGGTCTTGTGTGTTCGTTATGGTCCGCATGACGAGTTCAAGCCGTACTCACTCGAAAGGCTCTCGGAGCGGGTAATGTGGGCGGAAAAGAGGCTCCAGCAAATACGTATTATTGCGAACTAACCGCCACAGAAAGGGGCTGGGGATGAGTAAGGTGCAAACAATGCCGCTAGAAATTTGGACGGACATAAACGGGAATGCCGCGCGAACGCAATTCAAGGGGGGCACGAAATATATTCGCGCCGACGCGCAGGCCACGGTGGAGGCGCTGCAGCGGGAGCGGGATGAGGCGGACAAACGGTCAGAGCAGTGTCGAAAAGACAGGGCCATGGTGCTCAATGTCAAGACGACAGATGGGTTAACGGCGAGTGAGTGGCTGATGCGGACGGCAGTAGCTGAGCAAAAAGCCAAGGACCTCCAAGCCGCCCTCGACGCCGAGCGGGAGAAGGTGAAGGCGGCTAAGGCCGAGGTGTGGAGGGAAGCGGCTATGAAGTATGCCTTGTGGGTAGGTGAGGATTCAGAGGTGCCCGCAGATCCGCACTTGGATGGCTACGAACGCTTTGAAGAGTACTGCCATGATCGCGCCGCCCTGGACGCCACGACGCCAGCAACGAAAGGAAGCGACGGTGAGTGAAGACCAATCGATCAGCAATGTGTGGGCTGAGAACGTGAAACTCCGCGACGAGCGGGACCGGCTCATCACAGAATATGTGCGATTGTTTAGGCTTGGCGAGCCGATTGCAAAGATGCTGTCAGAATTGAGCATCCTTCCTATTGGCTGCTCGCGAGAGCAAGAACTAGCTTGGAAGATGGCGGTGAAGAACTTTCGCCACTATCAACGAGACTATGCCGCCGATGTGTTATTGCAAGCCGCCTTGACGCCAGGGGAGGGAGGGCAGGATGAGTGAAATGCCACGGTTCGATAACGATATTGAGCAGCTTAAATCATTCTACGATGTCACGAATGAGCAAGACTTGATTGTGGCGATGGACAAACATATCGTGAGATTGCAGAATAAAATACGCCAGCTATTGCCACCAGAACCGGCAGTTAGACATGTGCGGGCATGACGCCAGCGGGGGGAGGGAGAAATGGGGGTTAAGCAGATCACGACTTTTGAGTGCGATCTATGCCAGAGCAAAACGACTGCATCTATTTCGAGCGTGCCAAAAGGATGGGTGCAAATTTCTATAGATGGGGTCCTCGATAGAACATGGGATGAGAAGGCGGTATGTGGGGAGTGCTTAAAGCTTATTGACCAGAAACGAAAGGCGAAACCATGACGCCAGCGGGCCAGCGGTGGATGGAACGGAGGGCAATGCCATGAACTTTCCCATATTGCGCACGTACAGGTTTTCGCTACCAGAAGGCGTGGTGTACTTAGAGTTGCCGCATCCTCTCAGTGTGGCAAGTGCAGATGAGCTTATCCAATGGCTCAGTATTATTGAGCATCAAGTTCAACGATCCCCCCTCACCCCCAACGAGGCGACGGCATGACAATTGTAGACGATATGAAAGCTCCCTTTGGTCGGATGGTGATGTGCCACATGATGGCGGATACCACTGAAGAACTTCTAGAGATGGCCGATAAGATCGGGGTTGATCGGAAGTGGTTGCAAGCAGCAGGTACTAAGCGGGAGCATTTTGATATTTGCAAGTCGAAGCGAGCCCGGGCCGTTCAATATGGAGCGCAGGAAGTCACGAGGGAAGGCGTCATGGATCTGATGCGTAGGAAACGTGATCGATTGAAAGACGAGGCGACATGATGGCGGAACGGCGGTGGCTGATATGGCTTCCCCCAGGCGTTGAAGAATCATGGGCGTATAACGCGTACATGAAAGGAGTTTCCCACATGGCACCCCAAGACGACCTGACCGCGGCAGCGGAACAGCTCTATAAACGATTATTCGTGACTGATGCGTATGAACAGGATGATCGTATCGTCATTGCTGAAGCCCTCCAGCAGACCCGCCAGGAGGCGCTGCGTGAGGCGGCTGACATCGCCTTTGATCATGCCTGCGATGACCCACGCTCCTGCATGTGCAATAGCGTGATTCATAAGCAACTGGACCGACTCGCCAGCGAGGGGGGATGAGATGGTGACATTTTGGGAGCATACATTTCAGTGCGGGTGTACACATACGACGGATAAGAAGCGCAATCTTTCGCTGGTGTGCGTAAGGCATGGTCAACCAGCTATCCGCATCACGAAAGATGATGGGGAGTGTGTGACCGTTAAAACGCTGGATGGGCGAGGCATTAAAGCACAATCTAAAGCGCAGGAGCCCCACTAAATGGGCCACTACACCGCCAGCATGAAGCGGGTCAGGATGGGTCGATCGAATTGCCGGCCGATCAAAAGCTACGTTTTTGGACCTGTCGGCCTTTAGGACATTCTGGCGGGTGTGGTTACGCGAGGATGAGATAGAGGGCCAGCGCGGACAGTGCTCCCAGGATGAGCAGTGCGATCCGGACCCCAAGCCAGACCGCCTTCCAATAGCGCTCAAAGTACTCCATCGGGGTTGTGGGTTCATGTGTCGCTAACCACTTCTTCATGGTCACTTCCTCCGTTCGTAGCGCGTCCGGCGTGGGGTCGGCGCGTGGTGGTGCCGGGTCAGCTCCCGGCGGACTTGGTGCCACAGGGGGGCGCCGGAGATGAGGATCAGAAGCCCCCAGAAGATCGGCGCGGCGTGGTGAATGAGCCAGACGACTAGGGACATGGGTCGGCCTCCTCTCGGCGCGGGATGGGAATGTAGCCTGCCTCTTTGATCGTGCGCAAGCTCACGGTACTGTGTAACGGATGCCCTGGGATCGGTTCGAGCAAGGTATACAGCTCGAAGGGCGGTATCTGTGGGTTCTCGCTGAACTGGATACCACAGAAGAGGACGGTAATGGTTTTCATGGTTTCGGCTCCTTCTTAGAACAGCGTCAACGCTGGTTCGCTGTGTTCCGGTTCAAGGTATGGGCGAATCGTGGCCTTCTCGCGGTCCCACAGGGTGCGTAGGGTACGTGGGCACCCTGAATACATGCCGTCATTTGAGTTATACCCCGGCCAGTCCTTCATACTGTGCCATTCTCCCGGCGGGAGCGTGTTCCATGCTGGTTCACGCCATTCATAATCCGTGAAGGCTTTCGCGCCTAAGTAGCCTCGTGCGTCATAGACGACCAGTCGCCATTCTTTCTTGCCGATGGTCATCGGTGCGCTTGTATAGAGATACGGTCTCATGGGTTGTTCTCCTTCCTACCAATTGAAGCAATAGCTCACGATGAGGGCCATGGCCACGGCTGCAAGCGCGGCATAGAGAAAGATCGGTTTCGGGTTCGGTGCATGGGGAATCATGGGGCCTCCGTCTTGATTAGCACCGCTAGGTGCTGAATGTTGTCGAGGTCCGTTAACTCATCAAGCCTCTGCTCTCCGTCAATCCGTGATCCAATAATCCGACCATTGGCCGATGTTAGTCCGTCTGTGTCTTCAATGACTTGGCTCTTGTGCACCATGATATGCGCCCAGTAATGGCCGTCGGTGGTGCGCGTGAGTTCTATCGCGCCCCCTGGGAATTCAATGATGTGCTGTGCGCTCTCGGCCTTTTTTGTCTTGTCACCTTTTAAGATGATTCGTTTCGGGGCTTTCCCGTAAAGGTACGTCTTTGCAGTAAATGCGCTCATGGTGTCGGGCTCCTTCGTGTGGTGGTACTGGTGCTAGGTTAACGGTTATGTGTTCGGGCGCAATTCTTCTAAGTACTCTCGCAAGCATTCCATGGCTTCGTCTATCGGCATATCGAAACAAATTGATCGTTTACATCTCGAAATGGTGTAGAGGTCCACCATGTTTTCGTTTTCAAACTTCTTCCATATATGAATGTCCACTTCTGCGTCTGTCTCCGGCTGATTTTCAATGACGGTCGTTTTCTTTCTCATGTTGAAATCTCCTCCTTACAGAATCATGCTTCCGTGGTTTTTGCCCCCGCAGGAACAGTGACAGACCAGCCCGGTCGCGTGCGTGCATCGGCTATCGCAGCGGGTCGAACGGCTGACCGTGACCTTCAGCTCCCGGCGGTGGCGTGGGCTGTAGACGTACGTCCACATGGGCTCGCTGCTGGGCTCGATCTCGGGCAGTGTGAGCTGGTCGGCGTACATTTCAAGCCTCTCCTATCCAGTTATCGAGAGCCAGCATCGTATTGAAGATATGATCCGTGTCTTCCATGCCTGGGTTCTCGCGTTTCCAATTAAGATAGTCAGCCTCCTCGTCGCTCCAGTTATATTCGAGCAATGCCCCAATGGCTGCGACCAGTTGCGCTTGGTTCTCGATCTTCTTCATGATTCGTCGCTCCTTTCGGCGTGGGGGCGGTTAGACTCCCGCTGTGTGCTGGGCCAAGACTTCGATCAATTCCATTTCACAGGCTTGATCGGCTCGGCTCAATCGGTCGTTATAGACGGTCATCGCTTCAAGGTATGAACTAAAGCAATTCACTTCTTCCTCTCCATTCTCGTGAGTAATTCGCACCTGGAATTCTTGTCGCATGGTCTCAGCTCCTTTACGCGTGGGCGCGGTTGATATTGCGGGCCTCGTTGCAGTCGTCACAGGAAGAGGCCAGCGTTTCGAGGTTGGTCAAGAATTCGTTGTCACAGTCAAAGCAGACCGCTGGAACGGAGATATTCAAGCGGCGTTGTCGGCGGATCTCTTCCATGAGCTGCTTGGAATAGTCGGCGCATAACATTGACTGCGCTTTGTGGATGGCTTCTTGTTTCGTCATGGTCTCAGCTCCTTGGTTGGTGGTCGTCGCGTTCATGTCTCCCTATGTTGCAGTACGCGTGCCAGTCCTAGTACTCGGTGAATCATTGGGGTTTGGTGCGAATTGGCGAGGGGTTGGCCTGTGGTCACTGTGGCGTACTGCGCCAGGTGTTTCCCCAGGAATTAGGCTAAGTGCGCGTAAAGACAGGAAAGGCGACTGTGGAGTTCTGGGACTGGTGCTAGGACTGTATTGGGGAGAAATGGGGCAGCGGTGGTGAGAGTGCTGCGAGATATATCGATTGACATATTATGATGCGTAGTGATATATCAAGGAATCACAGTATGGGAGGTGCCTTATGAAACGTATGATTGTGCAATTTGATGAGACTGATGTTCGGTTTCTTACTCTCATGACGCGAGAGGGCTATAGCGTGGCAGGCTATCTGCGCGGCTTAGTCCGTGGCAGTCGTGAAGCGTACTTGTCGCAGTATGGGGTGCTCGTCAAAGCGGCGTCACTGGCCGACGCCAGGCGGCTCTGTCAGAAGAGCGCGAAAGTCGTCGCGATTGAAGAGGGGCGGCTCTATCGCGGATTCCTCGATTCGGCACAATATGCGCGCTGGGCGTCGAAGCCTGCAAGCCTCTCATGGATCGATGGCCCCGAGCTGGCAGAGGCCTAGCCACAGGTCGGAGCATGGCCTTTAGTGGCGATGCGCCGATTTTTCCTGCCCGTCTGGTGAGTTAGGAGGAGGAGGAGACCGATTGAGTCCCCTATATAAAGGCGGAATTCAGACTGTGGGCTCTTGACAGGATGAGGGAGAAAGCGTAGAACCTCGGCCATGTCTGCCAGTACTAGTACCAGTGAGAAGCCTACCGTTCGCGCTCCACGTAAACGCAATGCTCGCCGATTAGACCGCAAGAAGGCGCTCATGCTGTCGGAGCGTGGTCTCGGCTCTGAGACTATCGGAGAGTTGTTAGGCGTGGCACCGTCTACTGTTTGGCGGTTTCTGAAGACAGAACAGCCAGAGAAGCAGGCCATTCAGACCTACGTGAAGGACCGGCAAGAGGTCTTCCAGAAGATACAAGCGAAAGCGCTCGACGTTCAGGCACGAATCATTGAGGGCTTGAATGACGGCGTTCTGAACGCACTGCCAGTCCATCAAAAGGGGAAGCTACTCGAACAAATCAATACAGTCTTTGGGACCATCTACGACAAGGAACGCCTCGAAGCAGGCAAGAGTACACAAAACGTCGGCATTATTGCGCGAATGATGGGCGATTCACTGGGCAGAATCGGGAAAGCCACTAGTGATAGTAGCGATCCTGCGCCGGAGACACCAAAAGAGTAGCGCACCTAAGCTAGGAGCGCTACCTCGTCGAGGTTGGAGGCTTGGTAACCGCGGATCGGGCCGGCCCATCGGTTCGGAATTGGCAGAGAAGGGCCGGCAGGGGGACTTTCAGGGCTCGATGATGTGTTCGCGTCCCGCACAGTACGACGCCAGGCAAAAAATTTTCAAAAAACTACGTAGGAGGTAAAAATCATGTATCGCGATCAAGACAAAACGATGTGCGCCGGGAAAAGCACGTTAGACGGGGTTCTGAAACCGATTGCCTCCATGCCGCTGCAGAGTGTCCTGCAAGAGGCGCTGGGGTCGCTGTATGCCGCGAAGCAGAACGTCGACATTACCGACGCGAAGCTCTTTGGGGCGAAGGTATGCGATGTGGCTGAGCAATGCGCGCCGGATAGCCCGAATGAGCCGATCGAAGTGCTGGCCTACAAGATTCGCGATCTCGTCCATGTGATGGTGAAAGCCACGGCGTCGATCGAAACCCGTCTGTAGGAGGTAACCATGTCTGCTCCCTCCCCCCAATCGACCCGTGAGAAGTGGCAATCGCTTCATGACAACTGTCTCGATGCCGCGGGACGGGCGTCCAGCGACCCGGCGAACGCGCATCTCGTCCAGTCCTTCACGGTGACGGCCGGGATTGCGCTGGACAAGCTGATACAGATCGACAAGGTCGGCGCGCCGTTTCTCGCATCCAGGACGGATCTCCCATGAACATCGTGCGATATATCGATGAGTCCTATCACGCACCGGGCAACGTGTGGACCCCTGAAGAGATGGAGGCCATTCGTCAGAGCTCTGACGCTTGGTTCGCGACGCGCGACGTCTCCGCCGCGCATGACCGATTCCGGCGCTGTTACCTCCGGAACGGCGTGAGTCTGAACCTCTGCCGCTGTATGGCGCATGTGGAACCCCATCTGCACGCGCCGCACAAGCTGACGCGCATCGGGCACTTGCCGATGTTCACGATGAAGGAGCTGCCGGAATGACCGTCCCGGATGTGCTGTGCGCCGTGCTGGCCTGCGGGTTCATTGGCTGGATGCTCTGGTGGGGGTATTGGCGATAATGAGTAAAACCTACGTGAAGAAGAAACGGCTTTCGTGGCGTCCGAAGTTGTCGAAGGCGTTCCGGAGACTGAAGGTCCAGTACAAGGCCAAGAAGGCGAGCGCACAGGAGACCGACGCATGACCCCCGATCCCGTCTGTCCCCGCTGTGCCGGCCTGGTCGCCGAGCTCTATGACGACCCGCATTGTCTGAACTGTGGCTGGCGGCGCTGCGAGCCGATTCAGCTGAACCAGATCGAGCGGGCCTCGAACGGGCCAGGTCTGCGGCGTGGGCCGCGGTCGGGGATGACGCAAGAGGAGCGGATTGAGCGGAACCGGGCCTACATGCGGGAGTACTGGCGCCGGCGGAAGGCGGGCGTCCAGAAGCGGACCTACACGCGAAAGAAGGTGACGGGATGAGCCACGACTACCAGCCGAAGAACGACCCGAAAATCTACCGGTGCCCGAAGTGCGGCGCGACGTTTGAGCATGACGCCGCGAACCCGCATGCGCTGTATTTCTGCCCGAAGCGGGAGGCGCGACCATGTACTTCGACCCGATGAAGCCGCACTGTCTTGACTGCCCGTACAAGCCGCCGCTGGAGCGGGAGAAGGTGGCGCGACAACTGTTTGGAGAACGACCATGAGTAGCCCCTTACAGCCGGTCGACAAATTCGGGAAGAAGCAGTTCAAGCCCTACCGGCTGGAGATTCCGGTGCCGGCCGAGGCGGTCGGGTTCGCGTTCACGGTGTTTGTGCTGAAGAACGGGAGCGTCCAGGTCTACGGGCCCCTGAAGGACGTCGACAGCTGCGTGAAGTGCCTGGATCTCGGGATCGATCGCGTGAAGCAGTTTGCGGCCGAGCGCGCGGCAGAAGAGGAATCGAAAACCGCATGAGCGCTGTCCCCCGGATCAGCGAGCGTGAGGTCGACAGCTGGATCTATGAACCGATCCGGTGGGCGCGGAAATTCGGCGGCGATCGCTTCGATCCCTGGTCCGGGCAAGAGGAATTCTGGATTGAGTACGGGAAGCTCCTGAACGCGAAGATTCTTCGCTGGAAGGGGCTCCCGATGACCGAGGAGCAGAAGAAGTACGCGCGCAAGCTCGGGATCAGCATCATGGCCGGGCAGGGCGTCGGCAAGGGGGCGACGATCTCGCTCTGCGGGCTGCATTACATGTTCGTGCTGCAATCGGTGCGGCCGAAGATCGTCTGCACGGCGCCGGCCGGTCCCCAGCTCCATTCCTCCTTGTGGCCAGAGTATGGCGAATGGTTGCAGCGGAATCCGTTGCTGGCCGAGATCTTCGAGAAGAACGCGCACCGCATTTTCTTGAAAGAGGATGCCGGCCGCGGGACGGTTTCGCGCATTGAGCCGCGGACCGTGCAGCCGAACGCCTCGCCGGAGGACCAGAAGGTCGTCCTGGCCGGTGTTCACGCGCTCGGGGTGATGTATCAGGTCGACGAAGGGTCGGGCGTGCCGGAAGCGGTCTTCGAGCCGCTGGAAGGCGGACTGACGGACCCGTTGTCGATGATCATTCTGCTGTTTAACCCCACCAAGCGCGACGGGTTCGCCATGGAGACCCATCGGCGGAACCGGGAGCAGTGGATCCCGCTCCAGTGGGACGGGGAAGCGCTCGCGGCCGAGAAGCGGAAGCCGGAGAATTACGGGCGATTCGGCTGGTTCAACGAAGAGGTCCAGGAATCGCACGCGAAAAAGTACGGGAAGGACTCGGACTTCTACCGGGTACGCGTCAAAGGGCTCCCGCCGAACCAGTCTGGCGATACCTTGATCGGGTTTGAGGCGGCGATGGCGGCGACGACGCGGATTCTTGAGACGCTGGATACCGACCCGATCTGCGTCGGGGCGGATATTGGGGGACCGAACCGGGGCGGGGATCCGTCGATCGTGATCCCCCTGCGTGGCCCACAGGTGGTCGACATTTACGAGCATCGTGAGAAGGACCCGACGCAGCTCGGGGAGCTCGTGGCTGGGCATGTGCTGACGCACTTATCGAGTGTGGGGGTTGACGTGCAACATGCGATCGGCGTCGATGTGATCGGGATCGGGCGCGGGGTGCATTCGCATTTGGTGCGAGTCGAGAAGTTGAGCCATGTGTACCCGATTGACGTCTCGAAGTTGCCGCTGGATGAGGTTCGATATCATCGGTTGCGGGATCAGATGTACTGGGAGCTGAAGCTCGCGTTCGATTCTGGCGAGATCAGTCTCCGGATCCTCCGAAAAGGGGTGCCGTATGTCGACGATGAGTTGATCGGGCAGGTGACGTCGATCAAGTGGGCGGAAGTCGACGGAAAGATCAAAATTCAGGGCAAAGGGCTCTCGTCGGGGATTCCGCATGTGCCGCCGCTCACGAATTCGCCGGATAAGGCCGACGCGCTGGCCATTGCCTGGTGGGTCTATAAGCACTGTACGTCGAAGATGCCGCCAGGGGCGCGCCGGCATCGGCGACAACGGAATGCGAACATCGACGCCGCGCTGCTGGGGTTCCGGTCGATGGCGGCGAGGATGGGACGCACACGATGACAGATAGAGGGGCGGTGATGATCCATGGCCGGAAAGAAGAAGGGCAAAGGCAAGAAGTGCTAACTCTGAAACAGAAGCACGAGATCCATGAGCTGGCACGGAAGGTCAAGGGGACCTACGTCCAGCTCATGCGTCTCTGCAA